CATCCGAAAAAATCCTCTAAACTGCCTTGTGTTCCATAACTATCGTCAATCAACCAATTCATCTTCTCTGTGATAAACCGAATCGGTTCAACAAATGCCTTAGTGAATTGTACATCATAGTCTATTCTTTCCTTAATGTCAAGTTCCTTTGGAAAAGAAGTTATAAAAGAGAATGAGCTAGACTGATATATGTTTGGTTGTTTTAGATTTACGAACCGCACCTTGTCTCCTTCTTGAATAAAGGGAAATTTACCTGACAGCTTATTCTTCTTAATCAGATGATTGTACAATATCGCACCCTTGACATGCATTGGCGCACCTTTACGAAATAAACTTGAATCTCCGGTAAACTTCTTTACACCATTACAACTACGTGGAAATGCAATCTCTTCTGGTGATAACGTCATAAACTCTTCTCTAAACTCCTGTATAAAGGTATTTAGCATCTTCTCATCACCGTTTATTATGATCTTGAGTGCCTCTTTAATCTTCTCTCTACATGGTGCTGGTGTTGATGATTTAACTGCCTCAATACCCATGATCTTGAGTTTAGGTTCTTTGTACCTCACACCCTCACTATCGTGTACGTTAAGAATATACCTTTTCTTAGCAGTCCAGATACCCTTGTCAGCAATGACCTCACGGGCCATAATCATCTTTTGTTCATATGCCCCAACCGTATCAGCAAGGTTCTCGTAAGATCGATTAATAAATGGTTCAATTTTATCAGTGGCAATTTTATCCAGAAAATTGACGATGGACTCTGTAGATGGATTTCTATCTTTAAAAGATTTAGATACAAGTGTATCAAAGGTGATGTACACACTGTCCGTATCACTCGCAATAACATAATCTTCTTTCTCAGTTCCAATAATCTTGTTGAGATAAATGTTAAGAGCCTTTTCAATCCATCGTATAGATAACTGACCACTTGAAGTAATTGCCGTAGCAACCATAAGATCAAAATACCGAAACCAATTATTCCCAATAGCACCATACGCACTATTAAGGGATATTTTCTTTGCCATCTGGATGTTGTTGTATCGAGCAATATCCTTGAGGAGACTTGGTTTTTTAGTGTCCTCATATTCTTGTTCAGCCTGAAGCATAAGTTTTTTATATTTAACACGATCATTATACATACTCTCCATGATCTCAGGAAGGAATCCTCTTTTATCTTTTTTGAAAAATGCACCGTTTGGAGTCATACAATAATCGGTATCATTCCTAACTTCACCATCTAGAATCTTATCAACTAGGCCTTTTGCTTGTTTACAATTAGGAACTAGAGTTTCTGGTGATATATTATATTGCATTATCAGGTGAGGATACAACGAATTTAGATCAAAAGACATCACCCATTTATGCATACCCACTTGAGGGTCTTTTACATAAGCACCTTCAAACTGATCTGATTTAGCAGTATTCTTTTTTTGTGGTATAACTATGTTCTTATCTCTTAGATAATTATATATAAGAACATCCCAATAACGAACAGAGCCTAGAACATCTGTGAAGTTGACCTTACCATCATATGCCATAGTTAGACATAGTTCAATAAGTTTCATCTTATCTTCAAGCTTGTCAACAATCTCAACATCTTGAATGTTGTATTCAATAAACGATTGGAAATCTTTCTGATACCATTCACGAAATGTTTCATATGGATTACCATCTTTACGTTCACCAAGTTCAACAAAAGCAATATGGTCTAGTCGATAGGACTCTTGTGCCTGATAGGTAAACTTACGATATAGATCAAAATAATCTAGTGCAGCAATACCTTGTATATTATATGTTTGGTGATTACGACCCATCTTAAACACTTCTCTAGGTTGAACACTACCCCAAGGAGATAATCGTTTTAGTTCATCTTCACCAAATAAATTTATAATACGATTGCAGATATAGGGAATATCAAAGAACTCTGTATTCCAACCAGTGATAATATCTGGTTGATTATTCTCCCAGAATATTAAAAACTCTTTGAGTAAATGTGTTTCACTCTCACACTCAACATAGGTAACGTCATCACGATCTGTTTCAAATTTACCGATACCAAACACAACAATCTTCTTGTTCTGATGATTCTTGATTGTGATGGACAGCATCTCTTCTTTAGCTTCAGAGGGTGAAGGAAATCCGTTCTCACACTGAACTTCAATATCGATAGTCACCATTAGGATATTGTCTAAGTCCCAATCGATACGACCTTTGTAAGTATCAGCAATATAATTATAGGAAAATTGTGTGTTACCATAAACCAACTCTGGTTGACTCTTATGACTGTCAACCCATTCTTTTGCTTCCTTGATAGAATCAAATTCAGTAGGTAATACGGAAACACCATCAAGTGTTTTGTAACCTGTCTTTTTACCAGGAACAGGAGAATATAGAGTTGGGCGATATTTAATTTTAAAGTTTTGTCGTTCACCATTAATAACAGCTCGAACAAAAAGTTGGTTGCCCCATTGAAGCACATTTGTATAAAAGTTCATTATAAGAGTATATCAGTTTGAGGAAGATTTGTCAAGGGTATATTTGGTGGTAACGATATATTTTCTTTGTGGATTCACCATGACATTTAACATTCTCATTGTTTTTCTATTTAACAAAACATCTGTATTAAAGTTATCTCTATTATCTAAGCCGAATGTAATTTTACCATAAGAGGAACCAGCAAATTTAAATTCCAACTCAACCAAATATCTTTTATCTTCTCCACCCCCTGTTATAGAAACATAGTCTCCAACTAACTTAGTGGTTATAGTTTTTTCACCATGAGTGAATGTAATTTTTTTACCGTTAATATCTATATCTTCTGCATGAAGAACAGAGTATCTAGCATTACCTGTATCAAACTTTGCAATTAAATCACCAAACGGGTTTACTGTAACAATTTCTTCCCAACCACATTGTGTTGGTACTGAATATCTATTATCTGGATTTGCATAGTGATCAATAACCTGCTTGACTATATTTTTTCCAGTTGCTTCTTCAATACCCTCTGTGCCTGGAGAATGATTTACTTCTAGAATATATGGTGGCTCTGTCTTTGGATTTTTTGAAGGGATAAAATCAACGGCAGTCCAAGAACCATCAATTGCTTTTGAAGCTAGAAGACAATGCTCTACTTCTAATTCTGTTAGTTTGTATTCTTTAACCTTTGCTCCCTGAGAAACATTTGATCTAAAGTCACCTTCTACCACATCTCGTTTCATAGAAGCAATAACTTTACCACCCAAAACAAGAACTCGTATATCTCCATCAGTTTCTATATACTCTTGAATCAACAAATCTACATCATCATTTTGACTATAAAGTAGTTGCACTAAAGATTCTATTTGACGTTCTGATTCAATAAAAAGAACACCAACTCCCTTTGAGCCTTCTAGTGTTTTCATAATGATAGGAAACTTAGAATCTAGAGATTCGACTGCTTGTTTCCAAGTTTTCTCATTCGGTATAAGAACAGTCTTAGGTTGATTCAAACCAAAATCTTGTAACTTAACGTATGTCCTATATTTATCAGAAGATACTGATACTGTCTGCCGACTATTAACCATACACACCCCAATTTTCTCAAGGCGAGATAGTAAATCCAAATAACTCTTTTTTAATCGAACAGAACCACGAATAATAGCAACTGTATTTATATTAACTTCAAAGCCTTTTTTATCATCTGAATTTGATATATTGTAAATACCATTATCATAATTAATAATAGCGCCTTCAACTTTCACAACATAAACTTCATGACCAGATTTTTTTGCTTCATCCGTTATTCTCTGAGCGGTATGAAATAATTTACTATTATCTGGTTCAGCAGAGATGACAAGAATACGATATGGTTCTTCTTTTGCCTCTGTAATGTAAGACTTGAATTGCTCCATTAAACTTCTTTCTTCTTACCGATATTATACTTTGTTTCTAGTTGCCATTCATTTTTTTCTTTAAAAGATAAAACTTTAATTTGACTTAATGGAGCTAATGATTCCATAGTTCCTATAACATCTACCAAACCCCATTCTTTCAAAAGATTTGCAATTGTATTTCTACGAGCAATATCATTTTCAGATAAATTTACAACCTTACCATCAAGAGCAAACAACTCTTTAAAATGTGTAATATAATATCTACCTTGCTTATGTAGTATATGGCAAGACTGATACAGTTTTCTATCTTTTCTTGAAGCAACCCCAATTCGTGATAGTGTTTCACGAACCTTTAAAAAATCATCTGGTTCTTTTAAGCTGACTTCTAACATCTTCTCCTGTGTCCAATTAACATCTTCCATTATTTCTTCCACCTTTATTTAATTTTTGTTTTATGGCAGAAATTTGTTCATCAGATAATATTTCAAGAGCGGACTTTGCTTTTTCATTACTATATCCATAATACTCTTTAACATACTCTAAATTATCAACTTTCATCGCCTTCACCCAAGGAGTAAATCTTTTCCTTGGTCTAAGACTATTTATCAAAAAATCAAACTGAAGTTTCTTGTCTAGATGGGGTAATTGGTTAATTTCGTTAACTAATTGAATAGTATCAGGAAAGGGAGCAACACACTTATTAACGATATATGGAGGATATTTCTTCTCCCATTCTTCATCTTCACCATCCATAAGAGGTTCTTTAGTTTCATTAATGGCTTTGAGGTAGTTTTTTAGTTCATACACTAGTCAGCAAACCCTTCGCCCTTACAGAAATGGTTCAAACGATGGCGAAATACTGCCCACCACAATGCAGACCAACTATCTGCTTTATATGTTCCATTCTTTACTTTCAATACATACATTATATATTTCTTCCTATTTTATCTAATAATTAATTTATAGAAGATGTTACCATCAATCAATAATTTTTACTTTAAAGTTTCCAGAAGATAAATTGTCTTTATAAAAATCTAACTTTTCATGATTTCCACCAACAATATTACATTTAAAAACAACACAACTTCTCAAATCATAACAATCTTTTGTAACTGGTTGAGCGCAATGTGGTAAATATGCATCAAAAACAATTAACCGATTACCTTTATAAGAAACAGCTTTATCAACCCTATAATTGCGCTGGGGGACATCCTCATGATATATTGTTGTTCCACCACCCCACTCTGTTTTCCAATCTAAACGAGGATAATAGATCATAGTAAAATCACCATCATCAGTATGAATCTGTGGTTCAATACCATAAGTGTGAGCGTTACAATATATTCTTTTAATTTCTTCTACATTATATTTTTCATCAAACTTATATTTATGTAATGCAGTATTAAATATTTGATGAGCCCATCCAAAATCAGCAACATCACATTCTTCTTTATTATGACCACAAAAAACGTGCCAGTGTTTATTAGGTTTATTTGCATCAGAATGATAATCATATTTCCATGATATTTGTCTGATTTCGTTATCAACCAAAATAGCATTATGTTCTTCTAGTACATTATCATATACATCAATCATTTAAACTTTACCCTACCCATTATCTCTGTCAAACAAGCCATAATATTTATTTCTTGGTCTGCAACAAAAGCTGATTTGTACTGGTACTCACCCAACACCACAACGCAATGGGGAATAGTAGAACCATCCACATACTCATAAAGATTATCGTAGATACTACGAAGAAGATGTACAGGATCGTTATCAAGATTATCGACAACCCATTTACGAACATTAGTGAACTCCTTATTTTTCATGTAATGCATAAGTTCTTTTATATTTACATCACTCAAATTTACTAGTATTCCAGCATCAATTTCACCTGATATTGAATACCTTTGTAATTCATTTAAAGTTCTGCGCCAATCTGGAAAGTATGTATTAATAACTTCTGCAATAACTCTATTTTCATACTTGACTTTTTCTGTATCAAGAATACTTATAACTCTTTTCATAAACTCAGAAGCAAGATTTTGTTTCTCAGATTTAGGAATAGTAAACTCAATTACACTACAACGAGAGTGTAATGGCTCAATCAAACGATTCTTATAATTACAAGTAAGAATAAATCCACAGTTATTATGAAACTCTTCCATGAAACCACGTAAGGCTGGTTGAGTAGATTGTGGATTTAGATAATCTGCTTCATCAAGTATTAGATACTTTCTACCACCTTCAAGTGATACAGTAGAAGCAAAGTTTCTGATCTTGGTTCTAAGAATATCAATACCTGACTCCTCAGAACCGTTGATCATCATGTAGGTAGCACCAATCTGCTCAATCATTGCTTTTGCAATAGTTGTTTTACCTACACCAGGCCTACCTGATAATATCAGGTTGGGTATATTATCACTTTCAACAAACTCTATGAAAGTGTCTTTTAGATTTTTAGGAAGTATGCACGAGCTTACATCCTTGGGACGATATTGTTCGACCCATAAATAACTTTCCATAATATAAGTTCCTAACTTTAAGCGGCATAAGAAGATTCAGGTTCAAGAGCAATAAAATACTCTATTTCAACATTAGAGTTAGTAAACTTACTAATATTTTTTGAGGAAACTTCGACACTATATGAGCCAGGAAGTAGTTTTAAGTTTTCAACTTTAAACCAGAATTTATAATCAATATCACTATCAGGAACATCCAGTTCAGTTGCATAATCATTTGCAGTTGTATTCTTTTTATCAGTAACCCTTAGTTTACCATTTTCTAGAACCATATCAGGAGCTCCAATGACGGATGCAGCTCTTGTAATTTCTGCAAGAGAATCACTAGAAAAATTAAACGTAATCTCAGTTGATGGCATAGTAATATCTTTAGTTGGGGAAGTGACCACAGATGGATCAGAATACCAATACTTTAAAGACTTAGGAGAACCTTCCTCTGTAATTACAACGTAGTCATCTTGAAAATCTAAATCTGGCGTTCCAAATAAAGACAGTGCAGATAGAAACTCATTGAGATCATAAATTGCAAATTCTTTTTCAAAAACTTCTTCTACCTTTGCTTTAGAAACAATGTTCTTCATTGCTGACATGGTAGCAATATCACTACCTTCCTTGATTACAAGGTTTTGGTTAATGGTTGAGAAATTCTTCAACACATTGATTGTTTGACTACTTAACTTCATTCACTTTTCTCCATGATTTTGTGATTGTATAAAGCTATAATACCATAGTGGATGACTTTTAGCAAGTCCCTTTTATTATAACCATCTTTTTTTCCATATCGTTGTGCATATTTCATGATGTTACCGATACAGAAACCTTCACCATGTCCACCGTCAATAATAAACTCTGTAGCTTGAAACTGGTTCGTACTATAGTGTTCATCATAAGTTGAGTCGATGTATTCTTTCAATTCAGACAAAGCTTTGTCTTCATCATATTTGTAATTAACTTTTGAGATTATTTTTTTCCTCTAGAAATTGTAATGCAGCTGGAACATCTAAATAATTAAACCACCCAGTAGCAATTGTTTTAGATTGAGTTGTAGATACTACACCTCTATGTGTATGAGTAAAATCAGTAGGCCATATTACAGTCATTCCTTTTTTTGGTTGTAACTTTAAACATTGATACTTCCATTCAGTTTCACCACCATCAGTAACGTCATTAAGATAAGTCATAAAAACTAAAGCTCTTTGGTTTGTTTGATTCATACCTCTTTCGCAATGCCAATTAAAATATCCTTCATTTGGTTCATAGTGTTGAATATTAAATGCTTCACTAAAACCTACTGGAAAAGAAAATTCATCATATATTTCTTTATAACTTCCCAATGCATCTGTTAAAAAACGATAATATTTTTGAATAGTTTCATCATTTGTGTTTGGATAAACTGTAACATCTGTTGACGTTTTATCTCCACCATCAGAATGTCCTTTTTGTTTATACTCACTATTCTTACCATAATAATTAATTAAATCATCGCATAACGAGACATCATTCATCATAACAGCATGAATAAAGTTAGGATTAGGTTTCATCTAATTTAACCTTAATATAAGATCCACCGACATTGATAGCTATTGGAATAGACTTATCTTGATCATCTGGAATATTAGAAATAAAACTATCAAATTCATTTGGGCTCATAATACTTTGTAGTTCTTGTTGTGATTGAATTACATCCCAATTCATTGCAATAGACCGTCTTTCTCCTGCTCCAGAAAATGGCATTACTTGATGATGTAACCATTTTGGGAAAATATACAAAGTTCCAACTTCTGGTTGAACATATTCTTCGGCACCAAGTTTCAAATTATATAAATCTGTTTTTGATCCTAATCCCCAACACATATGAGTCCATCCATCATATTGACCATCTGATTCACCAAAATTAACTCTATGTTTTCCTTTATCTAGTCTACGTGCTTCCATTTCTTCTGGCATCTTTAACCACATAAAACCAGAAAGTCCTGTAGCAGTATTTGTACTATGCTCGTGTAGTGGATTATAGTCTCCAGCATATGCATGATTAGTCCAACAAGTATAACAATCTGCATATGAGTTTTTCCCATATCCTTTATTTAAATAAGTTGTTCCAACTGAATTTAAAACTGATCTTAATTGTATTCCTACAGAAGTAGTCAAATTAAAATCTAGTTGTGCAGAATCTTTATGTTGTCTGAGTTGGCCAACAAGCTGTTTATCTTTATTTGATGATCTACTTCTTGATATTGTTTCAACTTCTTCATTTAAAATATCAACGACTGTCTGACCAAATTTAATTTTTGCAACATGATGATGAATAGCAGGAATAATTTCCATTTCCATTTGACCAGGCTGATCTGCACCAAGTAAGTCCAATACTGTTTTTTCTTCGCTCATAATATCTCCTTATCTTATTATCATAATAAAGGAAAAGGGACTAAATGTAAAGTCCCTTTTCCCATTTATTACAAATTTATTTTATACTAAGTAATCGAGGTTTCTTTTCCTCTGGAACAATACGCTCAAGATTAATAATAAGCATACCATTTTCAAGAGAAGCTTCATTTACAACTAGATCATCTGCTAGAGTAAATTTTCGATTAAACTTACGATAGGAAATACCACGATGAATCGTGTCTTCATTATCTTCTTCATTCTCTTTTATAGAACGAATAGTAAGTGTATTGTCTGCAACTTCAATTTCAATATCCTTTTTAGAGAAACCCGCCAAGGCCATTTCAATGACATAAGTGTAGTCACCCCCTTTAGATATGTTATATGGCGGGAACCCTGTAGATGTTACATTGTTTGAAACATAGTTGTTTAGATGATCAAACATCTTATCGTAACCTACAGCATAAGGTGTTAGTTGATTAAAATTGTCGAACAGACTTAGTGTTTTATTTGTAACCATTAGTTATCTCCTTTTAAGCAAGATTTGTGGTAGAACCCTATAAGGCATCCTACAGTTAAGTGATGGTTTTTTAAATTTACAGTAAAAACCATCAAAAACTCTGTATCTCAAGGACTTATGAATTGCCTTGTAGTATTATATATAAGAGTTTTAACATATAAAATCAAAGTTTTTTAGTATTTTTCTTCAAGTGTTAGACCTGATTCTATTATTTGATCTCCAACATCTTCACCAGTAACCGATACACCAGCATCAATTTTAGTATATAGATCAATGAAAGAATCTTTTGTATCGTTATCAAAACGTGCAACACACATTTCAATAGCAGTCATCTTATCTTTAAAGATAGTGAAGGCCTTTACAATGTGATCTAGACGGCGAGTAGAAATGATCTCATCTACACCACCATCATAGAAAGTCTTACGAATAACCTCAGCCCACATTACAAGGTTGTCAGCAAATACCTTATCAACCTTACCATACTTCTTCATAGAACCAACAACGATTTTCTTCTCAATCGCAGCAGAAGGATATGGTTGTTCAATCGTAATTGCGAACCTCTCAAGAAATGCTTCGTTCAAAATGTTGGTTCCGATAAAGCGTCCATCTTCAGAACCTTTACCTTTGGTGTTGGCAGTTGCCATCACATTGAAACCATCTTTAGGAGTAATCCACTTGTTTACTTTTTTAAGGAACACGCCCTTACCCTCAAGGACAGGCTGTAGAGCAAGTAACTTATTAGAACCTAGATCACACTCATCAAGCAACAACGTGCAACCACGTTCCATTGCTTCGATCACAGGGCCTGGTACAAACTTAGTTTCACCATTTACCAAACGGAAACCACCAAGAAGATCATCCTCATCAGTTTCGATTGTGATATTGAGTCGGATCAACTCTTTACCTAGTTCAGCGTGTAACTGCTCAACCATCAGAGTTTTACCATTACCGGATAAACCAGTAATAAAAACAGGATAGAACATACCAGACTTTATAATCTTTTTAATATTAGCATAGTTGCCCCAAGGAACAAAACCTACAAACGGAGCAGGAACCAAGTTCTGTTTTTCCATGTTTGACGCAACCAAGTTCATAACAGCAGGTGGGTTCTCTACTTGCATACCAGGAACATATCCTTTAGTATCAACATTATCAACAAATGAAGCGCCTTCTAACATTGGTAATTTAAATTGATTATATCCAACCTTACATTTTTTAAACCAAGTAGGAAAAGGAACTCCTGCTTTTTCAGCAGAAACTCTTGCTTCATCTTTACTTATTATTGCAGAATCTCCAAACATTTCGGTTGCAGCTTCAACAAAAATCTTTTTACGTGGAGTTAATTTAATATTCATATTTTTCTCTTTCACAGTCTTCATCATCATTATCTTTATAGTACCATACAAAACAAGGTTTGTCAAGAAGAATCAACATCCAATTGTCGATTTATTGTTTTTTCTGTAAAGTGTGACATTTTTATCACTATGCCACCATCTTTACAAATTTGTTTAGTAACTGGCGAGAAGAAATTTTACTCTTCATAGATTTTCCAAATGCAGATTTTAGTTTTGCTTTTGAAGCACCAACTAGATCATCATCAAGACCATCATTTTCAAGCATCAAAGAATTACCGCCAGGTAAAATATAGTATTCGTCATATCCACACTGAGAAATTGAAAGGTATTTTTCTTTGTTTAAAAACTTTACCTTTTCAATAATAGAACTATAACTATCTTTTGGTAGAATACTCATCAAAGTTCGTTTATCAACTCTACCAGATTTACCTCTACCAGCAATAAAGAAACCAACAACATTCATATTTTCAATTCTATCTTTAAGTATTTTTATAAGAACATTAGTAATATTTTTATTATCTTCAGCTTCATAAGTTTTATTAGTTTTAGGATCAGTAAACATTGTAGTTTCACCACTCCAATGATTATTAATATGCTTTGATGATTTACTGTGTTCACCTGTTGTTTTATTTAATTTATAAGTATAAACGCCTTGCAAAGAATTAGAAACACCATCAGTTAGAAAAACAGTATTTACCTTTTGAACACCATTATCGGTTTTAAATTTAGGAACAATATCCATCATTGCAATAATTGCTTCATTCAATGGTGTTCCACCAAGATTTATTTTTGAAGGAATTCTAATTGGAAAATTACCTTCTCTGTTGTTGCGCGGCCATGTCCACTGTTTTGCAAGAACTAAGCAGTTATACATCATTTCCATTTCTTCTTTAATATTCATCTTACTAGAAAAAATATTTAGAAGATTCATATCTCGTAATATTATATTACCAGATTTAAAATTATTTATTTTCATTCCCGAAACATCATCAAACTTATCTAAATCATTTTTATTACATTTAGGATATGCATCAGAGAAAGCATAAACTTCAAATGGGATATGTGTCTGACGACAAAACCAAACTAAACTAAATAACTGAGAAAATGTTCCTTCAAGATTTTCAGCCATAGAACCAGACCAATCGACAATCATAACCATACCGTGATTTGTAGCGCCAGGCAGAGTAGTTACTTTCTTGAATAGATCGTCATTAAACTTGTAAGTGTGAAGAGCACTCATATCCAAAGAACCAGTTTTGGAAGTTGAAGCACGAGCATACTGGTCAGCAGACTTCTTCATCTCAAATTCTTTAACCATGTAAGAAACAGCCTTTTTAGATTCCTTCTTCATTGTTTCTAATTGTATACGAGTCTCAGTTATAAAATTATTGTGACTATCAGGATTATTTAATACTTCAGCATCAATACCTGATTTAAATTCATCTATCAATTTTTTATATGAAATGGTAAAATCAATATTAGATGTATCAGGAATTATTCCATAAACACGATCTTTTGCATTTTTGTCGCGTAAAGAATCTATTCCATTATCAGTATCAGTTGTTGCCATTGGAACATTACCAGCACCAGAAGATTTAACACCACCATTTTCTGTATTAGAATCTTTTAATTCTTTTGATTTATTTTCTGATGATTCTTCTGTATCTACTTCATCTTCACTAGAACCGTCATTAGACTTGGCATCATAAGCTGAGTTAGACTCATCAGTATCAGACTTGCTATCACTACTTGTATCATTTCCATTTTCTTCTCTTTCAGTATTTTCATTATTAGAACCAGTTGGAGCTTCAGTATCACCTTCTTCACCATTAGGATCAGAAACACTCTTTTCTTCATTAGTATTATGGTTATCAGTTTCAGATTTGTTTTCTGACATCCATTTATAAATCTCTTCAGAAAGATCAAGAACGTCATCAGGAGTTTTAGTATTTGCAACACGATCAACCCAAACCTTTTCTTCATCAGAAAATGTTACATCTTGTTTTTTGAAGAATAGGTTGATACGATCAATTAAATTTAAATCAGAAACATCTTTGTCGCCAATACTAAAGAAATCAAGAGCAGTAAGATCACGATAACCACGTTTGAAAACCGCAACAGAACCACGATATTTTTCCTGTACCATACGTTCAATACGCGCATCTTCAATAATATTTACAAAAGAATGGTTGATATTACGAACTTGAGCTCTCTCTAACATATCTAGAGGAGTCCATAGTGCGTGAGCAATCTCATGGCATACCATCAAGTCTTCTACATCAGCAGTAGTTTTATCTTCATCCCAAATAGGTAAACCTAGTTCACGATCTTTCGGATTGAAGTAAGCAGTTTCCATCTGTTTATAAACAACGTGGATAGCTTCTTCTGAAAGTAACTTCGCAATTGTGGACTTATTTTTCATAGGTGATTTCTCTGTCTGTTTTCTCATTGTATACATAGTATAACATACTAAAGTTGCATAGTCAATAAGAAAATTGCGTTCTATGATATTTTATTGGATTTTTAGATAAAGTGTGACATTTTTACCACACTACTATCATAAATTACGATCAAGCTGCATTAGATTTTTTAAGATATTTATTTGTTTTTTTAAGACGTTTTTTTGCTCTACTGAGTCGTAACCTAGAAACTCTTTTAGTAAAATCAGTTCCTTCCATATGATCTAGTTCATGTTGGAAAATTCTACATTCAAGTCCAAATAAAGCTATATCATGTAACTTACCATCCTCATCCTCATAAGTTGCTTCAATACCATCAGGACGTTTAACCTTTAACCATATACCAGGATATGAAAGACAACCTTCATCCATTAAAAGACTTTCATCGGATGTAGAAACTATCTTAGGATTAAAACAAGCAATGATCTCTTTTTTATTTAGATCAGAATACATTACAAAAACTCGTTCCATAACACCACACTGATTTGCTGACAAACCAACACCAGCAAAACTTTTCATAGTTTCTATAAGATTATCTTTAATCTCTTGACGATCAAGGTTCTTACTACATCCTGATAATGGAATAGAGAGTAGAGGATTATTATTTTTAATTAGATTATATACTGACATTTATTGTCTCCCATAAAATTCTGTAATCCAACCATCACGGCTGGGTCTTTCAAACAAATACCAAGCGCAGTTATCTTTGCCTGTCATATTTCCAAACCACTTAATTCTGCCGACACTTACAATTTTCCGACACATAGTTATATATGGTATGCTTTGTTTAGTATGAAACCAATCTGCATCAAACAATAACCATGTTGGTTTAAATTTTACAAAATGTTCAATCATCGGATGAAGCATTTTCCTATCCCAAGGTGGATTTGTTATTATATATTCAGATTCTTCTAACTCACAACTTGTCAATTGTGAATAATCATTTTTTAATACACGTTTATTTTGTGGTTCAATATCACTTGCCCATGTACAAACAGCACCTTCTATCAAATTTTCAATATGATTTACCAACGTACCATCACCAGCACATGGCTCTGCAAAATCAAAAGTCTCTGGTAAATGTTTCACTAATGGAATTACTGCTTCTATCGGCGTAGGATAGAAGTCTCTTGGTTTTCTCTCAAAGTCTGATCGTTTTCCCATTTATTAAACCATATGACTAAAGTTTTTAATTTTAGAAAATTTAACCGTACTTCTAAATTTGTCTGCAAGAGCATCTTGTTTATGACTAATCACAAATACATTCTCATCACCTAAAGTATTTAGAATCTTTAGAAACTCATCTGTGCCAGTACCATCCAAAGAACTATCAAAGATTTCATCTAAAATTAAAAGATTAGTGTTTGCAGAGTTTTTCATCTTTGCAACTGCTCTCCAAGTAAATAACAAAGCTAAATCAATACGCATCTTTTCACCTTCACTAAATGAAGAGTAAGAGAAATCATCACGATGGCGTGACTTAATTGTTTCCTCAAAGTTTTCATCTAAAGTAAAGTTAACATAGAACTCCATAGAAGTTAGATACGTATTGATTAGCTTATTCATAATAGGTAGATATTGTTTTATTATCTTTGTCTTGATGCCTGTATCTTGAAGCATATTCCTTGCAGTTTCAGAATATGTTTTATCCTCAGATAATTTTAACCTTTGTTCTGTAAGATTTATGATTGAAGATTTCAAATCTCCAAGTTTCTCATAATCATTTTTGTTTACATCAGCGTGTTCTAATACATCAATTTCAGATTGTAATGTACTATTAAACTTTTCTAGTTGTAAAATAGATTCGTTATCTTTTGCAATTTGAACTTCATGTTCTCTTACACTTTTTGCAATTTCAACAATTTCTTTTTGACGTTCTTTATATTTTTCTAATTCATCTTTTAACTCTGACAAACCTTTAGAAATTTTATCTGTTTCTTTTGTTTTCTTTTTTAGAATATCAGTTTTAAATATCTCACTAATATGTTGCTGACAAGTAGGGCAATCTTCATTTGTTTCAAAGAAGTTTATTGTTGAAGAATGAGCCCTATGTTTTTCATTAAGAGTAGACTTTATACTTTGCAATTTTTGATACTTAGACTTAATAGAATCAGAGTCACTAATTTGTCTTAATAATTCTATATTATTATTCTCAAATTCAGTAACTTTCTTTTGTCTTTTATGAATTTCTTCTTGATTTGATTCAAAGAGTGATGACTTTTCTTCAAGTAACTTGTCTTTATTCTTTTTTATCTCATCGATATAATTTTCTTGCAAGTCAACCTTTTCTTCTGTTAGACTAGTCTTATATTCTATATCACGAATTTCTTCAGCATTATGTTTTAGTTTTTGTTTTAGTAACATATTCATAATAGAAAAAATCTGGATGTCAAGAATTTCTTCAACAACCTCACGGCGGTGTTTAGACTTTAGCTGCATAAAAGGAATAAAGGTAGATGAACCTAGAATAACAACCTGAGTAAAACTACGATAGTTTAATTTTAGGATTTGTTGCTCAAGATACTTTTGATAGTCACGAACATTTGCATCTTGATTATACATCTTACCATTAACATATATTTCAAATACGTTTGGTTTGATACCACGTATAACTTTTATTTTCTTTGATCCTATAGCAAATTCAACCTCAACCAGAGCTCCACTCATATTAACTGAATTTACCAGTTGAGCTTTATTGATACCACGAAATGGTTTACCGAATAAACCAAAACATAAAGCATCAAGAACAGTAGACTTTCCTGCTCCATTCTCACCTATGATAAGTGTTGTTGAGTTTCTATCTAATTGAATTTCGGTAAAGTTATTACCCGTCGAAAGAAAGTTCTTCCAACGCACACATTTAAAAATTATCAAAGTTCTAAGTCCTGAGCCTCGTTATATAAACTCTTCATAGTAGTTTTGAGTCTATCTTTACTAAGAGTAATATCAAGTTCATCAATATACTTATCAAGTAGTGTTATAGTGTCTTCTGTGTTATTCACAATATCATCTGATACATTACTTGCATCAAGTTCACTAAAGTCTTCGATTATCTTTACTTCGTGGCAATCTGCTCTTAAAAGTTTATCTGTAAATTTATCAAATGCATATAAATCTTTTTTGTTTACTACAATTACTTTTACATAATGATCTTTATATTTTTCAACATCATGCTTGCTGTAATCATTTTGAGAATCGTCATAGTAAATCTTTTTAAATAATGTGTATGGATTTACTATACGTTCCAGTTCTCTAGTTGCAGTATCAAAGATATGAAATCCTTTAGGGTCATCACAATCATTCCAATAAATTTCATAAGGTGTTCCCAAATAATATATTTGACCGTCATCATTTTTGTGATGAAAGTGGCCACTAAATACAGTTTCAAATCTATTAAAACTTTCTTTATCCCAACCTTCGGAATTAACCATTCCTTGTGACATTGCAAAACCAGAAATTTCTAAATGTCCCATAAGAATATTTGCTTTTGCTGTCTTTAATGCGTTTATAGATTGATCATAGTTATTTGCATTAATCCAAGGCATTAATAATATAGGTGTTCCATCAAACTCTATAACTTCAGGCCCAGTATAAATTGTTCCATATCCAGCAAGTTCTTCCATAGAATTTACTTCACTTGTATTTTTATAATACGTATCGTGATTACCAACTGTAATATGTAAATCTATGTTAAGTTCTTTAAAACGATTTATGAAACCTTGTCTAAAGTCTGTAGCAGTTTTGTATGAGACATACTTACGCCTATCCATAACATCACCCATATGGATACAAGTAGTTATACCTCTTTCTACTAATGTAGGAAAAAATATATCATCATAAAATTTAAAAAAGAAATCACTAAAGTTTTGATTATCGTTTCTAGCTCCAAAATGTGTATCAGTTATAATCGCAATTTTCAACGATCTTCGCCTATTACTGCTATTTTATCAATTTCATCATCCATAAATTTTTCTAGTCCCTTTTTTTCAACAGGAACCTTTTTCTTTGTTTTATAAACATCTTCATCTGGAAGCATCACTGTAGGATCAAATCCACCAACTGAATAACCAGTATCATCACCTTCCATAGTAACCCACGATTGATAACTTGAAGTTTCTATTAGCTTGTTTCTAACATGAGTCTGCTTCTTTTCTTTTTGAATTCTTCGCAAGAAGGCATAATATATAATTTGTGTAAAATACGCAAAAGGATTTGAAGACTTCTCTGGATTAAAGTTCTGTGCATATTGCAAACAGTTTTCAATACCATCAGAAACCATTTCATCTCTATAAGTATAATTTATGAAGTTAGGTCTGTATCCTAAATGAGTTGCAATCTTTAAAAAACACTCACCAATATAATTACTAACAGGCGGTTTAGGTGTTTCTTTTTTATCGTCTGTCCAAGTCTCTCGCCAATCGACCATTGCTTGCAAAAAAACTTTATTATCTACGTAGTGTGGTTTAGCTTTCTTTTCAGCCATTAGAATTAAATCTCCTTATGAGTATCATTATTTCTAATATAGACTATTGAGCACCTTTTGTCAAGGAACTTATAAAATTATCTTTTTTAAATAAGAGGATTGACATAGGTAAAAAATAGTGTTATATTATCTATGTCCTTGGTTAAAAGAAATAAGATTAATGAATAGATTTATTAGATGTTTCAATTGAATATAGTAATTCATCATATATTTCTTCATCGGTACATTCTTCTTCTTCTAATGATTCAAATTCTTGTTCATCATTATCGTCTATCCATTTATCCATTTTACGTAAAAAATGTTCATAGTAACTAGTTAATCCTGCTGATACTACAGCTGTAGTTATAATCGTAGATTTTGTGATATCAAAATACTTCTGATCCGTAAATGGTTCTATCCAACGACTTAAATTTAAAGAATCATGATTTGATGATTCTGCACTACGTTTATCAATAGTCATCAATAAAGGATTTTGTATTTCTATGCTATTTTTTCCTTCATTAATCAAAGATGCAATTATAGTTTCACCATTTGATAATTTAATAATTTTGTATGTTGTATCATTTCTAAAAGAATTGTGCATATTATTCTCCCATACCAGCTAATTTACTCATAATTTTTATTTTACCTCATTCTCTTTTTTTATATTTATGTCTCTCTACAACTTCACTTTACTAATATCATAATCAAATTGCTCTTCATTATAAATGTTAAGTCGTTCTGTAAAATGATTTAAAGTAAAGTTCCGTCTTTCATTATAGCTTATATCATCTGCAATATCATATACTAGAACGGAATCTTTATTTGATGATGTACGCAATCCTCTTCCAATTGATTGTAACACTCGTATTTTTGATTTAGATGGACTTGCGAGCACGATGTTGTTAATGTTACGAATATTAATACCAGTACTGAAAGTGCCATATGACGCAATAGTTGTAGATTTAGTATGTTTTTCAACCATCCCACGTATCTCTTCCCTTTCACTAGTATCAGTTCCCCCATATACAAAATAGACATTTTCATTACCTTTCATTTTATCATTTAATATTTTACCATGTTTCTCTACCAGCTGAAATAAACAAAGAGTATTACCGTTAAGGTGGCGTAATAGATTGACCACGAAATTAGTTCTTTTCTCGTTGGTAACAAGAAATTCCAATTCTTCAGCATAAGTCATTTTCTCCCTAATATTTTCGTGTTTAAGTATAATACATTTAATTTTTAAATCTGCTAGAGTTTTTTTATCTATAAGTTCTTTTGTGGTGACTACTTTTTCAACTGCACCAAATAGTCCCTCTAGTACTAACTGATGCGTCTGTGTACCGTCTAACGTCCCTGTAAGACCAAATCTATACCTACAGTGGTGCATCTTAGTCATAATACCAGTAAGAGATTTTGCTTTAAACATATGAGCCTCATCACCGATTACACACCCAAATTGATCAAAATACTTTCTTGGCATTTTATAGATAGATTGCCATGTTGATATAACAACATCTTTATTTACCTTTGTTGTATATCCTTGATATATCTTTTGACAATATGTACCAGAGCTCCATCCATAATCTTCAAAGTCTGTATACATTTGTTCTACTAATGAAGTGGTAGGTACAAGTATAAGAGTCTTTAAACCTTTAAGTTGATAATAACGAACCAGAGAATATATTATTAATGACTTACCAGAAGCAGTGGGAGAAACAAGAAGAGCCCGATTATTAGAAATAGCATGATAAGTAGCATCAATTTGATATTCTCTAATTTTGAGACTTTTTCCTTGCGATTTTGGTTTGAGGCTTTTGATAAAGCCTCCAACGTCTTTACGTATAATATTCCTACCACTTTCTACCCCTTCTTCTATTGTATATAAAATTCTATTACTATCACAAAATTTCTTGACATATGGAAGTAACCCTAAATATATCTCACCAGTAGCTGGAGAGAATAAACGTATCTTACCATCCCACATACGATTACGAAACTGTGGCATAAATTTAGCGCCAGGTACTTCAAACGTAAAGAAGGAACAAAGTTCTTCCTTTTCGTGTGGTTCCAAATCTTCAAGAATTAAATTAACTTCGTTCTTTTTTAATATATGCATTTTGTAATGTTGATGGTTCGCCGTAGTAACCATTCACCTGTACGTTCCATGATATACTCATCCTTTTATTATAATTAGGCCCTACCCAATGTTGCAACCATGAAGGAAAAATAAATCCCCTATTTTGTGTAGAATCAAATTGTATTTTATTTGAGTTATATATATTGTTTTTTAATCTTCTAGGTACAGAAATACTTGCTTGAGGTCTTGGATCAAAAAACTCAATTGGTGCAGTTTCACCTTCTGCCTGTAAATAATAAACTCCAGAAAGAAAATTATTTGAATGTGTGTGAGGAGAATGTGTAGAACTATCAGCTGATAAAACATTTCCCCACATATTTGTAATTGTTATATCCTCATAATCATAATCTAATTCATCTAAAATATTCTTATTAATCTTAATAATAAATTCTTTAAATTTTTTAAAGAATGACATGTTATGAATATCATCTTCGGTCTGGTGCAATGAGTTAAAACTATTTTCAGTTTCTATATATCCCATCATATTAATAAACTCATAAGAATCAGGTTTATACTCAAACTCATAAATTTTTGTAGGAAATAAAGTGTGTGATACTACATCAACCATGCAACTACCGAAAATCTTGTACCATTAGTAACAGGTTTTGCTTCATGTGGATACATAAAATTAGAAGGAAAAATAATTGACGAACCCTTCTTTGGTTTAATTTCTTTATCAGCAACAACAAATTCTCCACCTTCATAATTATCATTTAAATAAAGTAAAACTGAAACGTGAGGATATCCCCATTTTTGTCCATGGCTGTGATGAATATTATCAATATGACTAGACATAAAACCACCTTGACTATATTTATTTATACGAAAATCTGTGATATGTTCACAAGAAAATAATGGAAATTTAGATTCATATTGACGAATTGCTTGCACAAAACATTCTTTAAGTGGATTATAAAAATTACTATCTTTCTCAATCCAAACATCATCCATAATTACACGGTCTTTAGAATTTTTGTATATCTTTTCGTGACTTGAAAAAGAAGATTGTTTCCAATCTAAATCTGCAACCATAATAGCATCACATAAATTATTATCTACTATATCTTCATAAATTTTGATGTAGTCTTGTACATCCATTATACCATTCCAGCTTCAAATTTCTTCCAGTTAATAGCATGACTAACATCCCAACCACGATTATCTATAGACTTAATAACACCATCAATATATTTTATAACAATTTCTAGATAACTTATTTTTAAACCAAGTTCTATAATATCATCATCTGAATTTATGTACATAGCTAAATCAGTTTTTAGAACTTTTAAATCAAATGGTTTGTTTGCATAAACTTTTGCATCTGATTTACCACCATAGTATTCCCATTTATCTCTATACAATTTCTGATAGTCGCCTTTATTCCTTACGAGTAAAAGTTCATATCGTGTTTTATAGTCTAACCATTTTGATTTAATTTCTTGATTTCTGAATGATTCTTGATCTAAATGTTCTTGATCAGTGATAGGTAAATCGGAAGATGCTTGTATTTTCAATTCGTCTAATGTCATTATATACTTTCTTTTAAAAGTGAGCAGAGTTTGATTACTCTCTTTTATTTATATTGACCCTAGTGAGTTGCAACGAGTAGTCACTAGATCATTAAGTCTAAGATTTGATATATTGTTGTAGCTTATCAAATCTCTGCTCGTAGTTATTTATATCAACTAATTGTTTCAATTTCATAAAGCTGATATGCAAATGTAATTTCTGCTGTTAAATATTCAACATCTGTTGCAGCTTGATTATAAGATAACCCTGTCATTGCAACTGGATATATGTCTCTAAAAAATACGTTTACTATTGGATTATTTTTATTTGATAGAATAGTAAGTGTCGCATCAGAAAAAAGTGCATTTACAGAAGTTGGTTTTTGTACATCACCAATATCATTAGATTTAACAGCGCTAACTGAAGGTGTATTAGATGTATTAGATTTAAATTGACTAAACTGTTTTCTATTTTTTGGGAAACCAATAGCAGTCATCCACTCATGAATACTTAAATAGTTTTCTAGAAATTCATCAACTATAAAAGATACTGAAAGATTGTCATATGTTAGTTGATCACCCATCATTGGAATAGATTTAAATGGAGTTGGCATTATTACATCAGACAACGTAATTGATGGTATAGTTGCAGCAGTAGAGAAAAACTCTACTTTTGGTAACTGGTGAATACCAAACTTAAACTGAGTAGGACTTGCGTAATCTAATTTATCTGGTTGTGTTTTTATTGTGGCCATATATCTACCTCTAATACTATTTATAACAAAAAAAAGGGGGAGCAAAGTGCTCCCCCAAGTTTATAGTCAAGTTTCTTATTTTACATAAGGTTGTTAACTTTAACCCTACGATAGTAAGAGTTCGTATTTGCATCAAGAGATGCATCAGAGTTAAGACCAGATGCAGGGAAACCAGCAGAAGCGGCTCCAGCAGCGGCGAATGGGTTTGCAGCCATTCCGTAACGTGTCTTAAATCCAATTTTTGGTTGGAATGTGTTTTCACCAACTGCGCGAACCATTTGTAATGGAACGTATGGGCAGTAGAAGAAACCAGCATCGTAAGGTGAAGAACCTTTATATCCAGCAACATAGTACTGATTAGCAGCTACGTTAGCAGAATATGGATCAACATATACTTTATATCGACCATTCATAACACCAGCAAATGTGGTGGATGTATCATCAACATTCAAGTTGTTGTTGAGGGCAGGTGTGTAATCAAGAACACCAGCCATCTGAAGTGCAGAAGCAACATCAGCGGAACAGATGATGATGTTACCCTTACCACGACGAGTCTGTTGACCAATCGCATTGGCATCACGTTCGATTTGGAACATCAAACCTTTAAACTTCTCAACTGACCAACGACCATTAGAGTCGGTGTCAAGATCGAAAGTTCCAGATGTTGTTGTGTTAACTTGAGCACCAGGCACCGCCGTGATGTAAAGTGAACGAACAACTTCACGGTTGATTTCAGCAAGAATTTCAGTTGACAACATATTGGCCAATTCTGTTTCTGCGTCTAAACCATGAATTGCTTTAAGGTCTTGAGCAAGTTCCATTGTGTACTCAGCTTTAAGTGCGCGAGAAACAGCAGTAACTGTTGTTTTCTCAATGCTGAATGCCATCTCTGCAAAAGAGTTTGCAGATGCATCACCAAGGGCTTCACCTTGTGCTGTAGTCATACCAGTTGGTGACAAGTAGATACCAGCTGGACTGTCGTTTAACAACTTTGGGTTAGAACCTGTCATTGCAGATGATGTTAAATCACCAGCAGCGTCATCATTGGAAAGTCCTGTGTCTGGCTCATCTACCAACAATTCTGCACCATCAGAAGATGCTGCTTTAGCACGCATTGCAAAGATCAAGCCGGTTGGCCCAGTCATTGGTTGAACACCACAAACATCATAAGCAATGAGGTTTGGCATTGCACGACGAACTAATGAAATTAGAATTGGGTCCCAATTTGATACTTGTCCACCAGTGCTGTTAGTTGGTGCAGCTTCTGAAAGAAAATTAGAATCTTCTCGCATTGCTTTTTCTTGGTTCTCTAAGATGAGAGTAGTAACTGCCCGCTTGTAAGAATCATCGATCTTATTAAGATCGGGATGTTCTAGGACTGGCTGCCACTTTTCTTGTAGATGTTCTGTCTGAAACATTAGTTTCTCCTTTATTATTTACATCTTTTTAATTATATTAACTTATGCACTCGCCTTTTGATCACGACTGATAGCAGACATATACTTTCGCATACTATCTGTCGTATCAATGTCCTGTGCGGTGCCACCATCTTCATCATCTATTGCTCGTGCCCTTGTAGCAGGCTTAACTTTAGGGAAATAACTTTCTTTCAGAGTGGAGAGTTTTTCACGGAAAGACCCTTCATCTGTAAAGTCAACATCTTCTACAAGACTTTTGAACTTCTCAATTTCTGTTTGAGCTAAATCTTCTGATACATCAGTAAATACTTGCTCACGAACTAATACAGAATTATCCTCAGTCATTTCAACATTCTTCTGAATTGACTCATTCAATTTCTCTTCTAATTCTGCAATTTTTTCAGATTGTGCTTCCAAAACGTCATATTTTTCGTCTGGAACGTCAATATAGTGATCCTCAAACAACTGTTTCAGTCCAGAAATGAAGTCTTCTGCAATTTCGCCCTTTAAACCGCGCTCAATTGCCAACTCATTTTCCTTAGTCCATTCCTCTACAACGTAGTTGAGATATGTATCAACCTTCTCAGTCAACTCTTCTTTGAAGGTTTCTTGTTCTGTTTCTTTTTCACTAGTTACTTCTTCATGGATACGATCAATTTCTGAACGTAACTTTGATTTAATTGCAGCTTCAAAAACAGTTGCTGCTTTTGTCTTAAATTCTTCAGAAAGGTCTTCTCCACTCATAAGAGCACTAACGTCTTCTTTAACGTCTAGTTCTTTAATACGAGCGTCAATAGCTTCTTTCTTTTCAGCTGAAATTTCTTCTTCAACCTTGTCTGCTTCTTCGTGATAACCATCTTTCATCATTGCTTCATATGCAGCTTTAAGATCAACGGCTTTCATGCCTTCCATCTTCTTTTGCATTGCCATCTTTAACATCTCTTTTGACATTTTGGCTTCTTCTAACTCTTCACCTTCCTCTGGAACGTGACTAGCAGCAAGTTTTTCTGGTTTCATAGGTGAACCTTCACCTTTTTGTTGAGCATCGCCTGAAACTTCTTTTGCTTTTGCAGCGATTTTCTTTGCTGGAGCATCTTTTTGCTCTGGGTCAACAACAGGTGCGCCTGTGTCTTCCGCATCGTTTTTCATTTTAGACTTTTCAGCAGGAGCAGCACCCTTTTTTGTAGGGTCTTCAGCTTCTTCAAGCTCTGCTAGAACTTCTGCTTCAAGTTCTTCAATTGTTTGTTCTAATTCGGACATTAGGGTGTCTCCTTGTTTTGTAATTAATATTT